GCGTGACGTAATCGGAACCCACTTGAGTAGGTTGTCGTGTACCCACGCATACTCCCGATGACTGCGATGCTTCCACCACAGTGCTGTAGGGGTAACGCCATTGAGGCAACTGAATTGCTTGCGGCGCAACACCTCCTCGATACAGGTGGTTTCACGCTGGCTTGCCCGTGCGTGGATGACCTCCCATATTGCTTCCATACCCGCCCTGCCGTGGCCTCCGCCCTCGGCTATGATACAAGCGGCTATGACTTCCCTGTCTGCACCCTTGGGTGCGCGGGCCTGACCCGTAGCCACCTGTGCGTATGCAAGGATGGCTATTATCATTATGCTTTTCATTTGTTTCTCCTATTGTTCGCGACACTCTCGCGAGAGTTGAGGGAATGTTTCCCTCATTAGCACACAGAATAGAACGACACCACATATATTATTGTGTCTTTCTTTCTCCTCTACTCTCTCTATTGTGGGAGAGTAGAGGAGAATCTGGGAGAAAGTGGGAGAAACTGGGAGAAACTGGGAGAAAGTAAGACAGCCCCGATAAATCGTGCTGGTGTGCAGTACCATATGAACTGCCGTGCAGCTACCACGCCGATGTGCCATCATCGAGAGGTGGTGCTTAAATTGTTTAAAGTCCGGTATGGATTTTGGACTCCCCAGCCGCCACTCGCTAGGGGGGAATCAGTGCAGCCATTGATGCGCTTCATTCGTAAGTTAGCCTGTCACGTTACGCTCACCTCTCATCCCGCTGGCCTTTCGGGCCAGAGTCTCGAATCAAATCTCACGCTAACAGCGTGTGGGCTTATCAGGTGTCTCGCTACGCGCGTTGCGCGGTCTCGGCGTACCAGCTGCCACTCTGTTAACTATCGTGCGGGTATCCATATGTGTGTGATAACTCTCGCGAGAGTTATCCTCGACTTGCTGAGAGCATTAAACTTTCTTGTTCGACCTTCGTCGCTTGCTCCCGATAATCAAATCGTGATGGTGCTAACCTCCTTATGCTGCCTGTCGTGGGCTGTCGGGGACTATCCCGATGGCATCAACCCGATATAAAGAACAGTCTATATCATATCAGAATGGCCTGTAATGTCAATAAGATAATCACATTCAGGAGGCCCAGTAATTATATGTCGCGAGACACACGCAGAGAGACACACACACGCACACCCCTAAGGGTGTGTGTGCGTGTCTCGTGTTATGACAGTATGACAGTGAAATATATAAGTTGGTGTGAAAATAATAATATATAAGAACATAGAGAATTGAGTGTCATACTGTCATACGTGCGGGTCGTGTGAGTCGTGTGAGTCGTGAGAGTCCCGATAATTCTTAGCCCGTGGGGTGGCAATCCGAGACCTAAGCCCCGATGTTTACGCACACTCCCGATGACTGTAATCCCACGCAAGCACACACACTCCCTGCTTTTCTATCTATTTTGTCAGGTGATTTAGTAGGGAAGGCTGAAAATTCTGTAGCAATTCTCTCGCGAGAGTTTTGGGAATGGGCACAAAAAAACCCCCACGCCTTGCGGCGGGGGGGTGGTATGTTTTCCTATCTATTTAGTAACAGACTCAATCGCTTTCACGATTTCGCTACGCGCACCTTTTGCAAGGTCAGCGGCAACGTCCGCATTCTCAACCAGCGTTGTGACGCGAGCTTTGAGTGGATTGGGCATTGCCAATTTTACTCCGAGAATATGCTCGGCTTGCTCAAATGCTTGCTTTAGCTTTGGCCCGTTCAATTGCAACCTATCGTTGCAAGTATCAATCGCGCTGTTTTTAGTAGCAGCAATCTTTTCGGATTCCTTAGCATCTCGCCGCATCTCGCTTTGTTCCTCGCGGATTGTTTTGCTCACTTCTTTGTATAGTGAACACCGCGCACCATTGGAACCACTTATGCAATCGCTCACGCCTCGCGTTAGCTTATTGGCAATAAGCTTTTGACGCTCAGTATATTTCAACTCAGGGTTGTTCATTTGCTGCTGTAGTGAATCGTTTCCATCAATACGCTTATTTATTGCATCTGTAAAAATGCGGCCATAAGTCAGTTCGATTTCGTTGTCATCACCGTCTAGCACAACTGGATTGCCAACTGTGAATCCGGTTTCTTCACCGGATTCGTTTTTATCATCATCACTCGCAATGCGAATGAAGTCGAATTCGTGTTGGCCTTCACCGCGAGCAAGCAAGCAGCATTGGTAAGCCATCATCATCTCGCATAGGTGCGCGATGTTTGCGGCATCCGATTGAACTTGCTTGGCTCGCTTTGGCGGTAGGCCAAGCGATTCAGCTGTTATTTCCGCATCCGGATTGCTACTAATCGCTTTGCTAATGATAGCGTCGCGGTCTGTATTATCCAGAGCAGCGCGCAATTTCGTGAGCTTTTCAGCTGCGTGAGTGCGCGCGTCAGTCGCCTTGCGCGTTTCCAGAGCGGTAACAATGTCGCTATGCGACTTGCCACTTTCCAGAGCCTCGCGGTAATCGGCGGCTGCGGTGGTCGCTTTCACAATGCCGTCTACAGCATTGCGTCCGCAATCCATTAATGAATCAACCAAGGTTGATAGTATGTTTTTTACTTTCTTAGCCATTTTGTTTTGTTCCTTTACAGGTTAAACGCATAGCCAAAACGCACGTTAGTGTGCGCCTATCGTATGCGGTGAAAACTCTCGCGAGAGTCTTCAACACATACGACAGGAAAACATTTTTTAACGTAGGCCGTGTGGGCCTTGCGAGTTGTTCGCTCATATCGTCGCGCTCGCTTTTCGTTCCCGCTTCGAGGGAGGCTCCGGCTTTTCCGGCTCGCTCTAGGCTTCGTTTGTAGTGGGCTGCTCCCGCCGTGTGGCGCGCCTATCCCACTAACAATGTAATTCTCTCAGATATACCATAGAAAGGGAAGGAAATAATTCACCTTGCAAGGCGTCAAATTTGCGGGCAAGTTGCGCGGGAAACTCTCGCGAGAGTTTGATTCGAAGGGTTAATAAGTTAATGAGTACAATTAATAAAAAGCAAAGGTTAACAAAAGGAATGCGCGATAAACTCCTTGCCGCATTGGAACAGGGAATGAGTTTGCAAGGGGCGTGTGAGTTAGTATGTATATCACCGGAAAGGGTAGGAGTATTGATGAAGGAGGGGAAGGCAGGGGATATTTTAACTTCTGAAATTAATAGAAGCCAAGCCATAGCAGAGTTTGCTTTATGCGAAAAGGTAATGGCAAGCAACTCAGCCAAGGATGCGCTTGCTATGTTAACAGCACGATTTAATAGATGGGACAAGAAACAAGTATCTAATGACAAGCCTTCCATACAAGCCGAGGCGTTGCTGGCTCGACTGAGCAAGGTTCCTGAGGTGCGAAGGAACTGACCACCCCCACCACCACCCCCCAATCGCTCGCGGCCCTACAACTCCCCCCCCTTTCAAAAATGACACTATTTTAGCAACTGTATATCAGATGAGCATTCCCCTGAAAGAACAGCCCCCATTGAAGCGGCGGGGCAGACCCCGCAAAAAGGGCAAAATGGACGTAGTTCTCCCTCAGAAGCCCTTAAAGCCCAAGCCCGCTGGCAACATACTAACTCCTGAACAAAAGCGTTCTCAGCTAATCCTGAAGCGAATGGAGCGCAATCAGGAGCAGGTAGAGACTGCCAGTCTACTACAGAACTTCCCTGAGGTTGTTTTAGGTCTGGAACCTTACGACTGGCAAAAGGATGTATTGGCAGCACTTAATCCGAAGGAAAGCAGGGTAGCACTGAAAGCTGCCAATGGTTCGGGCAAGACCAGTGTGGTGGCGGCGAGTGCAATTTTGTGGCATATGGTGAGGTTTCCGGAGAGTTTGGTAGTCACGACTGCTGGGGTTTGGCGACAGGTTGAGGGGCAGTTATGGCCGACCCTCAAGAAGTATGTGGGGGATTTAGGAAGCGGGTGGAGGACTACGAGCAACGAGCTTGAGTATTCCAACGGTTCAAGGGCCATTGGGTTTAGTACGAATGAGGCGGGTAAGTTTGAAGGTTGGCACAGGCAGGGGCCGACAGAGAATTTGCTGATGATTGTTGATGAGGCTAAGACCGTCCCTGACGACATCTTTACCGCTATCGCAAGATGTCAGCCCAGCAGGTTGCTGGTGATGAGCAGTTGCGGTTCCTCTTCTGGGGCGTTTTATGAGGCATTTACCAAGCAGCGTAAAACGTGGGAGACTTTCACGGTTACCGCATTTGACTGCCCACACATAACTCAGAAGTGGATAGACGAACAGATAGAGATATATGGGGAGGATAGTCCCCTCGTTCGGTCTATGATTTATGGGGAGTTTTATGACGATAGTGGGGATGGTTTGGTGGTTTCCTTGAAGAGCCTTGAGGGCTGTTTGCAGAACCCTCCTAGACGAGCGAGCGGGAGTAAGGTTGCATTTGTTGACTTTGCAGCTGGTGGAGACGAATGCGTGTTCGCCCTCAGGGAGGGGAACGAGGTCACTGAAATGATTTGCTGGAGAGATAGAGACACAAATAGAACAATAGGGAAAATCATTAATCTCATTGATAAGTTCGGCCTGTCTGCGGATGAGGTCTATGCGGATGAAGGCGGGATGGGGCTACCGTTGTGTGATAGCCTTATGGCTGCTGGATATGATATACATAGGGTAAACTTCGGGTCGAGGCCATTTGACCCAAGATATTCCAACAGGTCAGCTGAAATGTGGCACACAGCTGCCAGAGCAATCCATAAGAAAGATGTTATTATGTTCAGGGACTCAACCCTTCATCAGCAAATCGTTACGAGAAGGGCGGAGGTTAGCAGGACGGGGAAGCTGGGAATGGAACCCAAAGATAGAATGAAGTCTAGGGGGCTTGATAGCCCTGACAGAGCCGATGCAGTCCTCGGGTGCATTGCCTGTGGCGGAGGCATAGGAGGAAGCTGGGAGCAATTCAATAATGTGGAGCGTGTCAGCCTTGGTGATATAATGGAAGAAGCCAGAGGGAATTACGAAAGTGATGCCCTACCTAGCGGAATGTCTGTGGGTTTTTAAGTTTCTTGCATTTTCTCCCATAGTCTCCCAAAACCTCCCACAGTCTCCCACAATAGAATAGAATAGATTAGAGTAGACAGAATAGATAAATATAGGATATTACTTTGGTGTGAACGATGAGTGAGTTTATGAAACCGAGGGTTGAGCCTACTGGGCCATTTGGTTCCCAGTTCCTTGAGGCTTGCGGAGTGTGCGATGAGGCTTGCCATCCCGTAGCCAAGGACGCATCAGTCGGAACGTATGTGTGCGATGCTTGCATCGGAAGTGTGTTGACAGTGGAATCCTTTCTCGTTAGAAATTCTGTCTTTGCGGGACTGAGGCATCCGCATCCAAAAGAGTTTAACGAAGAGAACAATAATTAAAACTCTCGCGAGAGTTTCTTAAAGATGAAAAAGGACAAGGAGAAGCAAAGCGGCCCAGACAAATACGGGAACACCAAGCCAACCAAGGGCGAACTCAAATCAGGTAAAGCCGCGCCTCGCGGAAGGAACCGAGGCAGAGGCAGATGAGTGAGAAAACTTTTAACCTAGTCAGCAGCGACATCAAGTCCCGTGTACGCTGGGAAACCAGACAAGCACTCTGGTATCAGATGCGTAATGACGGACTTCGCCGCAAGCACAAGCCGTGGCCCAATGCGTCCGACTTTCACTTCCCTTTAATCGACACGACGATTAGCAAACTCAAGCCAGCCATCTTTCAGCAAGCTATGGGGCTTGAGGTTCTGGCATCTTTTGTTCCGATGCGCCAGCAGCTTGCAGCGTTCACCACCGCCGCTGAACACTGGTTCAGCTATATGCTCCACGAAAAGTCCAACTACGCAATCGAGGTAATGAGTTGGATTGACCATATGCTCGTAAGCGGTCAGGGGGTAATGAAAACTTTCTGGAACCCTGACACAAAAAGAATTGAGTATCAGGCTATCGACCCAATCTATATTGTTGTTCCGCCTTGGACAAAAGGGATAGAGGACGCTGACAGAATCTGCCAAGTTATCCCTATGAGCAAAGAGTCCTATAAAAGGGCTGGTATTTATAAGGATGATAAAAATACTCTGGACGCAATAGTTGGGGGACACTCGGAGGATGGGGGTATTCTTGCCGACCTGAAGAATAACAAGGAAACACGGGAGGGACTTACACACTCCAATGACCCTGACCAAGTCATCGTCTGGGAGGTTTACACTAGAAGAGAAGATGGTGAGTGGGAGATGGAATGCTTCTCTCCCCAAGCCCCAGACATAAAACTTAGACAGACTATGAAGATTCCGTTCGACCACGGAAATCCTCCATACACCATCTGTCGGTATGAAGTGACAGATGGCGGCTGGTTCTCTCCTCGCGGAGTTTGTGAAATGCTTGGCCCGTTTGAGGCATCGCTTTGCAAAACTTGGAACGAGAAGATGGACGCATCGACTCTATTAAACCAGCCACTCTTTAAGGCAGAGCGAGACCTACCTAACTCTGTCAATCTAAGAATGAAACCTGCGCAGATTCTTCCGTTTGGAATCGCTCCGGTTCAGATGCCGTCAACCCCTGTTGACTTTGACAAAGAGATAACACAGACGCAGTCAGTCGCAGAGCAGAGGGTAACAGTCCCTGACTACGGGATAATGTCCGACAGGGACAGGCGCACCGCAACAGAGATTGATTCAATCAATGCCCAAGCTCAACAGAATATGGACTTGCGCTTACGTTTGTTCCGGCAAGCTCTTGGCGATTTGTTCCGGCAGTCTTGGAGTCTGCTGCTCCAATATAATAGTAAGGACTTACAATACCGATTCCTCGAAGACAGCCTTCAGGCAGACCCGAAAGCGTTGCACGACTCGTACCAAATCGAGCCTCGTGGGGGAATGGATATGGTTAGCAGGGCGATGCTCCTGAACAGAGCCATACAGCGCAAACAGCTTTTTATGAACTCGCCGTGGATTAATCAGGTAGAACTAGATAAAAGCATACTTGAATTAGAAGACCCGTCATTAATCCCTCGGCTCGTTCAAGACCCAAATGAAAAGCTCGGCAACGAGGCGGAAGAAGAGCAGAAGATTATCCCTGCACTTCTTGTTGGCCAAATGATTCCGGCGAAGGTCGGAGAAAACTACGGCATCCGCATTGGGGTCATTATGCAATTCATAGAACAGAGTAGACAGAACGGGATTGAGGTAAGTCCTCAGGGCGGTCAGGCAATGGCCGCGAGACTCGACTCACTACTGACTGCTATGGAAGAAGTGGATACAAATAATGCCCGTGCGCTACGCAAGGATGTCACTGAGTATCTGCGCTCTATAGGTATACTCCCGCAGGAGGATGAAGGGCCGCAAGTCCCTCAGGCTACCGAGCAACCTCAACCACAACCGCAGCCCCAACCGCAGCCCCAACCGCAGTCAGTATGAGATTCCTGAAGTTCTTAAAGATTGCTTGGCGTCTATCAGGTAACATCCCTTGGGTTGGCGAACCTGAGTGGGAAGCGTCTGATGCGAATGCGCTGAGAAGATTCCTCGTCACAAAGGAGGGAAAGAAGCTGAGACTTACTATGCTTAATATGGTTTTAAAGCAAAACCAACAGGCAGTGAGTGCGAAAAAAAACCTTGAGTTTGAGGCGGGGTTCGCGAATGGTGTGAGGACAGCAGTGCATACTGTTGAGGTTCTGGCTAAAGAAGTCGAGGAACCGGAAGAATTTACGGAAGGTATTTACGGAGCCGAATACTTTCCGAGTCAAGGCTCCACAGCAACGCCCAGCCAGTTTGGTGCAATGGTTGGTCGAGGATAGCACTAATAAGGAAGTACAATGCCAGAAGAATCCGGCGATAACGATGCCGAACAGCTGTTGGCCGCAGCAGAGCAGTATGACGCTGCTGTTGATGCGGGTGAAACTCCGATAGTCGAAATAGAGACTGAGGAACCAGAGCCGGAGGAAACTCCGGAGGAACTGCAAGCTGAAGAAGCTGAAGCTGAACCGGATGCGGAAGGGCAAGGTGCTGATGAAGTTAGTTCATTGACAGAAGGCGAAGCTCCGGAAACGGAGGATGAACCGAAGAAAAGTAAGTACGCCCGTAACGAGGAGCGGAAGGCTAATACTTGGAAGAACATAAACTCAACCAAGGAAGAGCAGTCTGCTAAAGAGAAGGAACTGGCTGACTGGGAAACGCGATTAAAATCGCAGGAATCCCAAGTTCAGGCAGGACAAGAGTATCGGGACGGAGAGGGGTTCACGGCTGCTGAATATAAGGCTGCTGCTGAACGCCTTAAAGATGACGGGGAATACGACGATGCAGAGGAAGCCGTAAGGTTAGCTGAGGCTACCGAACAAGCTGGTAACGAAGCATCCAGTAACAGGGAGAAACAAGCAGCCTATGACGAGTGGGAACATAAGTTCAAACTCACCAAGGCTGAACTTGAGTCCCAGAACCCAGACCTGAAGGATGTCGATACGAAACTCGCCAAGGAGGTAAACCAACTCCTTAGAGAGCATTCCGAACTCCTGTACTTACCTAACGGAGACGGATTGCGACACGCAGTCCGTGTTGCTAATTGGAAGATTGCAGCAGAGTCCTCAACAGAGAGTGTCGCCTTAAACAAAGAACTAACAGATAAACTAACCAAACTGGAAAAAAAGATGTCCATTAGCGGGGGATTCACCAGCGATAGGCCGGAAGGAGAAAGGTCGTTTGAAAGCCTGTCCGATAAGGAACAGGGAAGCGAACTCCTAAAGGCTGCTATGGCTTTTGATGATGGTCGCTAATGGTCAGGAACTATACAAGTAATGGCTACTAATACCACTACAAGTCTATCCAACCAGTATCAGAACTATTTCAGCAAGAAATTGCTGTCCTACGCTGTTCAGGCACTGGTGTTAGACCAATTCGCGGAAAAGGCTCCGCTACCTGCGAGAGCGGGCAATAAAAACATCACGATGTTCCGATACGGTGCGCCGTCCACAGCTTCCATTGAGACGCTTGGGGAAGGTGTAACTGCATCGGGTACACGCTCGTTGACGTTATCGAAGATAGAGAAGACGCTGATTCAGCGCGGTCAGGTTATGAAACTGACTGACGTGCTGACGGCTACTGACCTGTTCAACTCTTTGCAGCAGTCTATCAAGACTAGCGGTGAAGATGCGGCACTTGACTTAGACACGATTACCCGTAACACGGTGATTGGCTCTAATGTTGCTGGTGGCGCAAAGGAGAACGGTGACGGCTCTGCACTCGATAACAGCGATACACTGACCGAACAGTACGCTGACGGAGGCACGGATTATTCCACCTTTGACGCAGTGACTGATGCGACTGCCGTTATGGCGGCTTCATCTATCCTTAACGCCGTGACGAAACTAAAAGTGAACCGCGCACAGCCCGCTAAAAACGGGATGTACGTTGCCGCTGTTTCGCCACAAGTGTTGAGCGATATTATGAAGGTCAATGAGTGGCTGAACGCCGCCCAGTACAGCAATGTCCAAGAACTCTATAAAGGGGAAGTTGGCTCGCTGTACGGCGCGAAGTTCGTCACCACGACTAACGGTTGGAGCAGCATCTACTCGTCTGATGATGATGACCGATTCGCCTACTCCGTTGCTGGAGGTGGTGGTCGTGCGGCTGGCAAGAATATCTTTGCCACGCTGTTCCTCGGTCAACAGGCATACGGTGTTCCGGAACTCGGAAGCCAAAGCCCGTTCAGCCCGAAGGTGATTATCACCGACACCGCTGATAAATCCGACCCGCTAAACCAACTAATCACCTGTTCGTTCAAGACGTTCTGGGGTGCGCTGCGACTGAATCCTCTTAACTACGTTATTATGCGTAGTAAGACTGATTCACTTGCCTAGGGGGTAAACACGTTATGCACCCCAAAGGTGGCGTAACTCTTATGATTACCGTGGGAGGGGGAGAACCCCCCTCTCACGGCCATTCTGATTCTAAAAAAGAAGGTTGTGAAATGATTAGACTACCTATAGATGCCTTAGTGGCAGAGGGAGAAGGGGGGGACACAGTTGCCCCTGAAGTTGGCGACTCTGTCGTTATGAACGATGTTGGCGGTGAGATTACCGCAATCAATGAGGACGGAACCGCACACGTTGAAATTAGTTCCGCTGGTGGAGTCCCTGTCGAGTATGTGGGTTCAGAGGCTGAGAAAGTCGATGAGTCTGAAGACATTGAAGGGGCAGAGCTTTTAGCTGCTGCCGAAGAAGAGGATGAACTAATGGAATACTAATGCCCATCTATTCTTTTCAATCTAGCGGCGGTGATGTCGTTGATGAGCTTGTCCCTCTGGGGACAACGAAGATTAAGGTTAACGGCAAGACCTACACAAAGAAGGAAGTTCCGGACGGCTTTGCCCTGACGGGTATTGCCTCCGGAATGCCTTCACAGGCCGAACAGGTTAAGAGTGGGTATCATAAGCTGGAGCAGACCTTGGGTTCCAAGTTCTTGGACAGGTCTGACTTTTCAGCAAAACAAATTAAGAAAGCGTGGGGGTTTTAGATGGCTACATTAACAGGAAGTACGATTGCGGATTCTTATGACCAACTGCTGGCGATGCCAGCGGGTGGCGGTAATGGTGCGACCTTGGTTGCGTTGACCGATGGTAATGCGGCAAACACCTTTGCTCTAAAGTTAAGCACCGGAGAAGTCAATTCTACCGGCACTCTTACTGCCGCTGGCGCAGCCACATTGTCAACCAGCGTTACACTTGCGACAGGTGCAACGGTTACAGGAATTGATAATGGCGGGCTTGCGACAGGTTCGGCAACCCTACTCGCCACACAGGGGGCGATTAAGACTTACGTTGACGCACAGGTTGGAGCTTCCGACACGCTCGCTGAAGTTCTTGCAATCGGCAACACGACAGGCTCGACCAACATCATAGTTTCCGCGAGCCAATCCATAACAACCGATACAGTTTCAGAAACAACCGCTGCTGCTGGTGTAACCATTGACAGTGTTCTGGTTAAAGACAACACCGTCACGGCGACAACCTTCACAGGTGCGCTAACGGGGAATGTCACTGGAGATGTAACTGGAGATGTAACTGGCGTCCTAACTGGTAATGCCGATACCGTCACCACGAATGCGAATTTAACCGGAGATGTGACTTCAAGCGGGAACGCAACAACCTACAATAATGTAATACCTGTTGCGAAGGGTGGAACAACATTAACAGGGTTTACGGCAGGTGACATTCTTTACGCTGACACTACGACCACATTAGCAAAACTTGCAAAAGGCTCTGACACAGAGGTTCTGACTCTTGCGTCTGGTGTTCCTTCTTGGGCAGCACCTACTACGGGAGACATCACGGGGGTCACGGCTGGGACGAATCTTAATGGAGGAGGAGCATCCGGAGATGTAACACTTAACCTAGACACAACGATTACAGGGTTGACCTCGGTGACTTCCACGGACTTTGTGGGTGCGGTCACTGGGAATGTAACAGGGAATGTCAGCGGTTCGTCCGGCAGTTGTACCGGAAATGCGGCTACGGTAACGAACGGAGTTTACACTACCAATAATCTATCTGTTCTAGCTGCTACAACTTCCGCGCAGTTAGCTGGTGTTATTTCAGATGAGACAGGAAGCGGAGCCTTGGTCTTTGCGACCAGCCCAACGCTTGTGACTCCTGCGCTTGGCACTCCTGCAAGTGGCGTGGCAACAAACCTGACAGGAACAGCAGCCGGACTAACGGCGGGAACTGTTACCACTAATGCGAATCTTACTGGCGATGTAACCAGTGTGGGCAACGCAACTACGATTGCGGCTGACGCAGTTGACATTGCGATGCTCTCTGCCACAGGCACGGCAAGTTCCTCAACGTATCTGCGGGGCGACAATACTTGGGCTACGGTTTCGGGTGGTGGTGGTTCCGGAACAGTGACGAGTATTACACCCGCAGCGGATAGTGGTTCAGGCACAGCCATCACCAGCAGTGGGACTTTAACTTTTACCGGAGGCACAAGTGTCGCTACCTCGGTTAGCGGCACAACCGTTACCATCAACTCCAACGTGTTGAGTACGGCACAGACATTCACAGCCGGACAGCGCGGAGAGGTAACAGTGCTGACAGATGCGGTTAATGTTTCTACTGACCTTGCGGATTCAAACAACTTCAGCCTAGCCCTTGGCGGCAACCGTACACTAGACAACCCTAGCAACTGCACAGCAGGACAAAGCGGGGCAATCACTTTAACGCAAGACGGCACAGGTAGCCGCACACTGCTCTATGGGTCTTACTGGAAGTTTGTTGGAGGCACTGCCCCAACCCTTACCACCACAGCATCAGCCGTTGATGTACTGGTTTATTACGTTGAATCTGCAACCCGCATAACTGCCAAAGTTTTACTTGATGTGAAATAATGACTCCCGCTGGAACTAATCTGCTCTTGGCTCACGCTGATTCTACACCCGCTCCAGCGGATGTGGTTACGAAGTCGGTGCGGTTTAATCGCGGAGACTCCCCGAAGTTAACCCGCACATTTGGCACTCCAACATCTCGAAGGAAAGTCACAATATCTTTTTGGATGAAGTTATCGGAGCAGGGAGATGGTAGCACGGGTTATTGTGGGTTGTTTTCTGCGGGAACATCCGGCGCGGCTTACTCGGCGGTGCAATTAACTGGCGGTGCAAGCAATATGATTAAGGGCGATGATGTATCTGGGGGCTACCAAAGTTACAAGCAGTTAGCTCGCTCATTGCGCGATTTGGGGGCGTGGATGCACGTTTGCTATGTGGTTGACACGACTGACTCAACAGCAGATGACCGCGCTAAATTTTACATAAACGGAGTTCGTGATGAGACTTTTGACTCCACTTATGAATTAAATTATTCGCTGAACGATGACACATATTGGAGTGCCAGCGGAACGGAGTTAGGCATCGGTCTGGATAACGCTGGGGGTGGTTCGTATTTCGGAGGCTACCTAGCAGACATCCACTACATTGACGGGCAAGCACTCGACCCTACTTACTTTGCCGAGGAGGATACCACCACGGGCCAATGGAAACCGAAAGAGTACAGCGGAACTGGGTATGGCAACCAAGGATTTCATCTGGATTTCAAAGACTCATCCGACATTGGTAAAGATGTGAGCGGGGAAAACAACGATTTTTCAGTCACCAACCTCGCCGCCTCGGATGTGATGCTGGACACACCAACAAATAACTACTGCACCTTCAACGCGCTGAACGCATACAGTCCAATCGTTGATATGCTTGCGGAGGGCAACTTACGGGTCACCACCGCCACAGGTGCATCGGGGTATCAGATGATGTCAACGATGGGAGTTTCATCGGGCAAGTGGTATTACGAGTATCGGGATGACAGTCCCTCTACGCGAAACACGGGAGTCGGTTGGGTTGATTCAAATGAAATCCCAACAGGCACAGGCAGCGGGGCAATCAGCGGGAATGGTGCGATTTTTTACCACGACTACATTTACGTCAACGGCGGCGGGGCATCGGCTGGCGCACAGTTAGACAACGGTGACATTGCTGGGGTTGCACTTGATGCTGATGCTGGGAAGATTTGGTTTTCACTGAACGGAACGTGGTGGGATTCGCAAGACCCTGCTGCGGGGAGCAATGCAAAGTATACTGCCTCTACTAATTCCGACATCTGGGTTCCCTCGTTTATGGACGGCAACTACGGGCAGGGTACAGTCAATTACGGGCAGGACGGAACATTCGCAGGGGCGGTTACAGCACAGGGCAATGCGGACGGCAACGGGAAAGGCGATTTTTACTACACCCCACCCACCGGCTTCCTAGCACTCTGCACAGGCAATCTCCCAACGCCCACAATCGCAAAGGGTGTGACTTACTTTGATGTGCTGACCTACGATGACGGTGCTGGCGCAAAGACATTCGATAACGGGACAGTCTCGATGCAGCCGGACTTGGTGTGGGTGAAGTCGCGAGGAAGCGCATACGACCACAAACTGACTGACTCGGTGCGAGGCGTGACGAAGGCATTGGAGAGTAATACGACTGACGTCGAGGCAACCGAATCCACTGGCCTGACAGCGTTCGGGTCGGACGGGTTCACCGTTGGAGCAGACACCAACTACTCTGACACCACCGGAGACGGTATGGTAGCGTGGAACTGGAAGAAGTCAGCCACAGCAGGGTTCAACATTGTTGGCTGGACGGGTGATGACGACGGCTTTTCCGGAGGCACTCAAGCGGTGGCTCACGGACTCGGCGTAGCACCGGAAATGGTAATTGCGAAGAATCGGACGGACGAGGCTGCGGGAAACGGCAACTGGATTGTTTACCACAAGGACACAACCAGCGGGGATTTATTAAAGCTAAACTCCACAGATGGAGAGTTCACTCCGGATATGACTCTTATCGGGAGCATCGGCTCGACAAACGTATCGTTCGGAAACGACTCCCCTAACTCCGAGTATCTTAATAGCGACAACAGTTTCGGGAGTGGTACTCCAGACACCTACATCGGGTATTTTTTCGCTAGTGTCGCTGGGTTTTCAAAGGTGGGTTCGTTCAGCGGCTCATCCACCGCACTTATTTACACGGATTTTCGTCCATCATTTATTTTAGCCAAGCGTTCCGATGCAACTGGCGGCAACTGGCTTATGTTCGATGACAAGCGTGAGGGATACAACGTGGATAACGATGACCTGATGGCAAACAGCAGCGCAGTCGAAGCAACCACTGACCATATCGACATTTTAAGCAATGGTTTTAAGGTTCGTACCAGTGACGCAGACTTGAACGGGGGAACTTTAATCTATCTCGCCGTGGCTAAAAATCCATTTAAGTACGCATCAGCAAGGTAAACTATGTATTACGCAAACGACAGAAAACTCC